TTGTTTGCACTTATGGTTGTGAATACTCAGATTAGATACTCGTCAGCAGTCGAAACCTATTTCACCCCCTAAGTCGAGGTTTAAACTTGGTTTGGTGGAGGTGGGTGGTATCGCACCACCGTCCTCACTAACTTTTTGCAAATCGTCAACGCATTCAACTATCATATTTATACCATACTTAAAAGATAAAGTCAAGGGTTAACTTGTTTCACCTTTGTATGTGTCTAATGTTCTTTTAAATTTACCAGCATGAGACTTCTCTGCTTTTGCTAGTGTCTCAAACCAATCTGCTATTTCATCAAAACCTTCTTCTCTAGCAGTTCTTGCCATACCTGGGTACATGTCTGTGTACTCATGAGTTTCGCCTTTGATTGCTGAGTTTAAGTTTTGTTCAGTATTACCCATAGGTTCACCTGTCGCTGGGTCACCTACTTCTTCTAAGTATTCTAAATGTCCATGAGCGTGACCTGTTTCACCTTCAGCAGTTGATCTGAATATTTGTGCCACTTCGTTTGCACCTTCTATATCTGCCTTTTGAGCAAAATATAAGTATCTTCTATTTGCTTCGCTTTCGCCAGCAAATGCAGTTCTTAAATTATCTTTTGTTTTACTATCTTTTAGTTCCATAACTACCTTTCACTATTGAATGCCACAATTGCTTCTTGCAATTTAGGCAGGTATTCTTGTTTTTGTTTTACAAACTCTTGTACCTCACCGTCAGATGTGACAACTAAGATCACAATTTGATCGATAGGTGTACCAGTTTGTTCTTCATGCATTTCTGCATAAGCAGATGCTTGAATATAATAATTCTCATTGTACTCTTCTTTTCTAGGTTTAGAAGAGGTTTTAAAATCAATCACTGATAACTTGCCATTGTATTCTGCTATACAATCCACACGACCAGCAATTTTGTATTTATCTGACCATAGTGAAGCCTCTTGAAAATAGATGTTATCTATATTAGATAATGCTTGATTTTTTAATTGTCCAAATAGACAATATGCGAGAAAATCTTTTTTATGTTTGTCTTCGTCAAAATTATTATTTAAATAATCTTCACACATGTGGTGTACTTTTGTTCCACGATTTGCAGCTGTTCTTGCGATATGATTTGCAACATCTTCGCCAACACGCTTACGCCATTCCATTAGACCTTGTTTTGATCTACCAGATAATACCGTTGTTATTGACGGATATTTGTTGCCTTCAGGCGTGACATAAAATCTTTGTTTATTGATATTTACGGTCTTTAAATTTGGTATTTCTACCGTGGTCACATGATTAAACATAATATACCTTTTTAATTATATAAGTTCTTTTGCAGAAGCAGTTGTTTCTTCAACTCTTCTTGTCCACCCTCTACCAAATGTATCGAATGTTGATAGTTCTTCGTAATATGATTGTCTAGCAGATTGATAATTTTCTATTGCAGTTTCTAAACCATTTTCTTCAACATATGTATTTACTGCTTTCAAAGTGTTTGGGCCAATACCACCATCGACCGTGGTTCCAATCATCCTCTGTAAAAACTTTGCAGCTCTACCAGGTCCAGCATTAACACCAAAGTCAAAGACACAAAGGTCTAATCCATTTGGAAGGTCGTCACATTTACATTTGTCCCAATAATTTTTTTTGTAAATAGGGTTAACATCTTCAACTAATAAGTCTTTCATGTCTTTTGTTCCACCCCATTCTTCATATACTCTTTTAGTCACACCAAGGTTTGTTTCCCCACCAGGGTCTTTTGGATGATTTACATATCCACCTTCGTGATGTAATATTTTTTCTAAACTCGATTCCCAATTGTTGATCATATTTCCACTCCTAAACCTAATTTGGTTTTTTCTATTAGATATTCTCTTACTAATCCACTTCTCACAATATCGCCAATTGTAAATTCTGTAATAGTAAATGTTTTCATGTTTTCTAGTATTCTCATGAAGTCATGTAGACCATTTCTTTCATTCGTATCAACTAAATCTGATTGAAAGAAATCACCTGCAAAATTAATTTTTGTGTCAGCACCTATTCTAGTGATCACGGTATCTAGTTCATGAAAATTCATATTCTGACATTCATCTACTATAACAATAGCATTATCAAATGTCAATCCTCTTAAAAATGATGTACTAGCAAATTGAATAGCACCTTGCGTTTTTAGTCTGTCAAATAACATTCTAAACGCATCATCATTTGGTTGTTTAAACATGTATTGTACCATGTTTTTATAATTTGTTTCAAATTGTTCTATGTTAGTATTATCAGATGCATTTTCTCTTGTTGGTGTAAATGCTCTAACTATAATAATTCTACTAGGTTTTTTGTCTGGGTCTAAAACTTCTCTAAGAGCATTGTATAATAATACAAAAGTTTTACCTGTTCCAGCTGCACCAAATACGAATTGATTAGAACCTTTTTTGTATGCATTAAAAACTTCTTTTTGATTATCACCAATAGGTTTAATTTCAACCATATCAGATAATTTTATTAAATCTAATTCACTACTCACTTAAAGTACCTTTTTCCTGTCCGAAATGTTTTTCCATGTTTGCTTTTAAATCTTCGTATTCTGCAACTATTTTCATTTCTTTTTCTATTGTTTCTATAATATCTGGGTGTTCACCTATACCTACAGGTTTTTCTAACATCACATTCACATTTGCCACATGTTTGTCTATATGACCTTGTGCGTGTGACATGAATGCTTTATATAATTTATTTTTCATTTGTCAAAGTCCTTTGCTATTTTACCTTTATTAATACCTGATTTAATTAAATATTCTTGAGTTCCACCTGCACCAACTTCTACTTCTTTTTTCAAATTACGAGAAAGATTCATTTCTTTGGCTTCTTTCTCTTTTGCTTTTTGAAAGTCTGTTAGTTGTCTGTGTCTGTCTCTAGTCATAGTATATTATTTATTATTCCTTTTTTCGCCAGATTTATTAATGATACCATGTTTACGCAATACTTGATGTGTTTTAATATCTTTAGTAGATTTAGTTCCATAACTATCTGCTAACGCAGAGGTAGGATGTGCTTCTGCAATCCTTGATAAATTTTCTTTAAACCCACTATCTACTTTAGGGCCAACTCCACCTATATGATCACCAACAAGTGCAGGTGCTGATACTTTTTGTTTAAAATCAGTATTCTTTTTTAGAAACTCTTCAAGTTCATCCCAAGTACAAAACTCTTCAAACTCGTCACCTGTTTTTTTATTAATCAAAGTATATGTTGGCATTAATCTTTACCTTCAATAGAAGTACCTTTGAATGGGTCATTTTTAGTATCTCTATTATTTTCATCAAACTTTTTAACATTACCAACTGGTATAGTAAATTGTTTTACTTTAACTCTTTTAGGGTCAACAACAATCTTTGGTGCATCTTTATATCCAACACTCATAGGATTTTCTAATCCTATTACCGTACCATCAGCAAGTCTTATAATACCTGCGTTTCTATCTTCTTCTTCTGGTGTCATTGGTTTCAATCTGTACCTCCTACTTTAAAAAAATGCGAGGGGTGTTTTACTTCCACCTGTCTCATTACTCTTTTTTTTCTTTTCTTTAGAGTTCTTTTTCTTTTCTTTTTGAACAGACTTTTTAAATATCCTATCATAATTATCCTTATACAACTGAGTTGTTATTCTTGATTTACCGTCCCATTTTCCTGGCATATTGCTATTATAATAAAACTTTTTTACTCTTTTGTCAAGAGATTTTTTTCCATTTCCCTAACTTTTAGTATCATTCTTGTTGTTCTTTTATCATAATCTGGTGTCTCAGAAAACTTACCTAGTGTTTTAATTAGTCTTAATGCATCTAAATTTTGATTTCTATCTAACATATACTTTCTTAATTTTCTAAAATCAGAATATGCTGAGTGTTCATTCAATAATCTAATATATTCTCTTACAGATGAGCATTTAGTTTTAAACTTTCTAACTCCCCAACCTGGCCAATCTTCTACTCCCTCAACTAATAAGTGTGGCACCTCAGATGAGAAAGTTCTAATTCCAAAAAGATTGTTTGCCTTTTTTGCAAATCTTGATTTACCCCAACCAGTCTCTAAAACTGCTTGTCCAATAATCATTTCATATGGTACTCTTTGATCATATGTAGTTGTCATATTTAAAAAGTCAATACATTTATGCATCGCTTGAACAAATTGTACATTATTAGTATATTCAAATGCAGGTTCATTTAAACCTAACACTCTTATTTTTTTGATTATTTCTAAATCATAATTTTGTTTAATTGTTTTTACAATACTTGCGTTTGGATTAAATGTACCATATATAAAAGATACAACTACAATTGCTATAGCTGCAAATATACATTTAGTCCAAAACCAACTTTTATGTATCCACTTATCCCAGCTCATGTTGTCCTTGTAAGTACCACTCTGGCGTTGGTCTCGCTTTCCATGTCGCAAAAGTTTTTTTCTCATTGAGATAGTATTTATGATATGCTTTTATTGGGTCACCTTCTACTTTACAATAATCTGGCATACATTGAGGTAATTCAGTTATATCACCCTGTGGTATATTCTTAGGTGCTCTTTGTAAAAGTATCGATGGTTTACTTGCACCATGAATTTTTCCGTATCTATGTTTAAATTCTGCAAGAGTTGCCATGTATAAAAAGAATAGTTTGTAATAATTACCTGATGTTTGTCTTGCCCATATTCCGTCTGGGTGTTTTATATGTGATGCTTTGTATAGAATGTTTTCTCTATCATCATACAATCTATATCGTTTTGCTTTACGACCTGTCTTAGTTGTACCAATGTATTCAGTTCCGTCAAGAACCCTATGAGCAGTACTCAGTAATTGAGCATATTCAATAGGCATCTTAACAATGTGTTTATCACAATGCATTTCAGCACAAATTGCTGGGTCTTTATTCAATTCAAATATATTCATGATTCTATAATAACCTACTTTACATCTATTGTCAATATTTTATTTTCCTTGCTTTTCTTATACTTTTTCCAATACTTCAAAGCAACTTCTTGTTTTCTGTATGCTTGTCTTTCCCAAGGTTGTTTTGTATATGAATAATTTTCATAGATATGACCTTTCCACCTTACAATATTACCTTTTTTATTAAGATCAGCCAACTTACCTTTTGCCCATTGTTCTACATGACAAAGTTCATGAAATACAATAGTTATAAAGTCATCGCCTTTTAAATTTTTATTAAGTTCTATTTCAAAAACTCTTCTACCTCGTTTTTCTGCCCATCCATGACAATCAGGTAAGTCCATACTTTTATCTGCTACTAATTCAATGTCTATTTCTAAACTTCTAAATCGTCTCATGTATCTATCAAGATACCAAAATGTCATTTCAAAAACATCTTTTCTTTGTTTTCTATTTCCACCAGATACACTAACAACATTTCCTACAAACTTTTTAGCCATTCTTCAAGTCTTCCTTGTCTATGAGTTGATAATTTCCTTTGTTGTATGCTATACTTATTACTTTGTCTTTTGGTAAATCTAGTTTGGGTGTCATCTTTCTCGGCGATGTATATGTAATTTTGTCAGATGTAGGAATCAAACATCTATCAGATGTATAATCTGGCATATCATAACCAGAAAAATTATTTGTAATAACACCTGTGTCTGTATCAATATTGACACCTAAAGATTTAATATACTCGTAATGTTTTTTTAATTTTGACATAGTTCCCTTAGATAAAAAGAGGGGCGTATCCGAATGGTCGCCCCCCTAAAGTACCCACTTTTCACTTCAACCTCATAATATAGTGTGGGTATGGGTTATGCATTTTGATGATGAGGTTGAGAGGTCGCATAACCCAATTCATAAATTCTAGTTATCCTCTTTTAGTTCAAATCCTAACGCACCAAGTATTGATGTCAATCCTAAACCAAGACATATCCAAAATGCCGTCCAATTTTCTTTGCCTAAACATGCACCATCGCAATCATCAATATAACCAACTGCAAAAATTAACATTAGTATGGCAAATCCTGTTAAGTAAGTTTTCATATTATATAC